GACCAGCTCTACGACCAGCTCCGCGACCAGCTTCACCGTCAGGCACGTACATAAACATGAAACGGCTCCGCCACCAGCTCGACGGCCAGCTCGACGGCCAGCTGTACAGCCAACTCTACGGCCGGCTCTACGACCAGCTCCGCGACCAACTCGACGACCAACTCGACGACCAACTCGACGGCCGGCTCCACGACCGGCTCCACGACCAGCTCTACGACCAGCTATACGGCCGGCTCCACACCCAGCTCGACGACCAACTCGACGACCAACTCGACAACCAGCTCTACGACCAGCTATACGACCAGCTCCGCGACCAGCGAAAGCTGGCACAAGTCCCAGGACTAACAGAACCCTCACAAAGGAAACCACGATGACAAAGGCAAAAATAGGCCCCTCTCCTGAGGCCGACAGGATAATTGCAAACAGTCTGGAGGAGTTCTTAGCGGCCGGCAGATCAACTGCCCCCGCGGACTTCGCCAAGGCAGAGGCAGCCATCACCCGCATGTACGCTCGGATCAACCTGCCGACCCCGGAGTTTGTTACGCTACCGTCCTCGGCAGCGGCCGAGAAGTACATCAACAGGGTCAATGGCACAACAAAGACCTATAACGGAACCTGGTTCTGGGGCTCCGGCGATACGCTCTGGTACTGGCACGAGGCGGCCCGCCGTCTCGGCGTGGTGTTCGACAAGGAGGACGACGAGGCGCTTTCAGACAACCTTGATGTCTGCCGCTCGATTGGCTGGTGGTATCCCTATGAGTCCATCGTCATCATGACAGACCGCCCCGCTGAAATCAACTTCGACGACGCGATGCGCCTGCACGGCGAGAAGAAGGCCGCTATCCTGTTCCGGGATGGTTACGCCCTGCATTCCTGGCACGGGGTGACAATCCCGGCAGCCTGGAACGAAGGTAAACTCCCCACTGCCGCCGAAGCACTGCAGATCGAGAACACCGAACTGCGTCGCGCTGCATGCGAGATCCTCGGCTGGCACAACATCCTGAAGGAGCTCAACGCCACCGTCATCCAGAAGGACGACGACCCTATGGTCGGCGAGCTACTCTCTGTCGAGATCCCTGACATCGGCACGGAATTTTTCCTCCGTGTCATGTGCGGTACCGGCAGAGAGTTCGCGATCCCCGTGCCACCCAACATGAAGACAGCACTCGAGGCCAACGCCTGGACCTATGGCGTCGACCCTGCCGGATACAAACCTGAAGTGCGGACGTGACCCTGAAGAACTTTACGGGCACCAACTCGTGTGGTAGAGATATCACACTCAAGGCTCGCTGATCCTCCCCCCGGGGTCAGTTTGAGCAACCTGGCCCTCTGGTACGCTGTTCTCCGTGGCGTACCAGGGGGTCCTTTTTCAACAGGTGATTGATGAAAAAATTCAAACGAGAGATGACGTGGCTCGAAAAGCTGCCTAGGATATGTCTTCTTATATGGCTTATAGGCATGATCGGCATTGTGCTGTTCGTGAAACCCTAAGAGGAAACTGTAATGATTACCGCGTTTAACGACGAGTTGCTTGTCGATACGGAAGAAGGCACGGGCCCGGCTTTCGGCGGACAAGTGGAAACTCAGATCACGACTTTCAAACTGAAAGTTGGCACAACCTATATTACCTCTTGCAAAGAGCGCGTGCTCATCGCGTTCTACAACAAGAAGCTCAACCTGTTTTTTGGCGTGGTCGTAGATGAAACAACCAACAACCAAAACACGACTGTAGTCTGGTACAGCCAAGATGGCTTCGTCTTAGCAGACGCGAAGAGGGAAGACTGGGACGATCCGCTGAACATTGTCAGCGAATATCGGCCCCCAGACAGGATCTATCGACTAAAACGCAACGGTGTTTACACGCACAACACGGTCTTCATGACTCTGGAGAACGCCCAAAAAGTGGCGGCTGAGTCTGGTGGAACGGTCGTACGTTTCACGGAAGATCTGGAAGAGCTCAGAAACATTTAAGCGAAAGGACACGTGCCTTGGGACTTCCATCGTACCAACAACTGCAAGACCAAGTAGAGACCCTGAAGGAGATGGTTATTCAGCTGGAGAGCAAAGTGTTCGGAGCACACGAACACATCTTCCCTTTGTACTTCGGACTCACGAACAAAGAGTCGAAAGTGCTCATGGCGCTTTACCGGAACAACCGTCATCTATCAAGAGACTTCCTGCTGGAGGCCGCTATGGTTGATAGCCTTGGCGACGCACCAGATGTGAAGATTATCGATATGTTTATCCACAAGATGCGCCGCAAGATTTTCGACAAGAACCTACCTATTACGATCATCACCTACCGGGGTGTCGGCTATGAACTCAGCGCCGAAGGGCGCGAGTTTCTCACCAAGGTATTCACCGAGATACAGGAGCAACGTAATGAAACAAGGATGGTATGAGCTCGTGTGGCTGATCGTGAACAAGGTATTTTAAATGGCCTTGTCTATCTTCGACTCGAAGGGCCGGAATGCTTCTACTTTTGTAAGGTGGGATGAGTCTCTCCACGCAGGGGATTCGGACATAGCCAAAGCGATGGCCACTAAAAAGCTGCCACGTATAGCATGTGACGTATCCCCAGATGGATATCGTCCCAGCCCTGCGGGGCTGCGTGCTTTTGTAAGAGCCCGCATCAAACACAACCATCCCAGATGGGAGCAGCTCCTATTGATTCTGGAAGACAACCCCGATTTCTGGGTTAAAATAACCAAGGAGGACTAAATGACGCCGCACGAACTCGACCTCTTTACCGTGCACGCATACGAGTACGGTCAAGACATGTTGCTCAGCATTAGCAAGGTCAAAGAACAATCTCCGACAGCGCTATCAACTGCTTCTATGGTCGAAATGCACAAACAGCTGATCACTGTCGGTAGCCGTATGACTACGACTGACCTCAAACTGCGGGCGATCTTCTGCGTATCGGGAGCAATTGCTGCGCGGGATCTGTATTCGCGCGACGAAATGGTTACTCTGATTGCGCAGAGGGCGCGCATGAAATCAGACTACCTGAGATGACCTTTGACCGTGAAGCTTTGGACGCGGCTATTAAAGCTGGGTTCTCTGACAATCCGAATGAGACAGCGGAAGAGAACGCCAAGCGCGTAGTAGCTACGTATATGACCTCTATCAAAGCACACAACTACCGCGCCGCTGTACAGCAGCTAGGAGAATCACGCGAAGGGCTACGGCATATTATCAGGATGTGCCAAGAACTGGAAGAGAGCTGCATCATACACGATCCCCACAAAGAGCTAACCGGCGCGTTGGTCTATGCCATCCGACTGATCGCATGCCAGGCAGACGCTCATTTAGGAACAAGGCTGAATTGAGATGAAAAGACACATCTGCAAAGACCACTTCAACGTGGACCGCAAGACACACGAACCGTACTGCACCAAGTGCGGGAAGGTATTGATCTGGCAGGAGCTTAACATTGCCAAGCGATACGATTCGTCTACATTCCTCAAAACAACGGAACCCTACTTCAGAACTCCTCAAGAACACAAAGGAAAGTTGAAGCCTAACTTCTAACGACGATGAATAAAATCCCTCAAAAACAAGGAACTATATTCGATGCGCAAGATTCGACCCAGCAAACTTCTGGCCGAACTAGAGGCGAATGCCCGGTCTGACATTCCGTCAATGATCTGGGGACCTCCTGGAGTAGGCAAATCGCAGCTGACTTATCAGCTCTCCAATAAACTCCAAGCGAAGCTGTTCGAACTACGAGCCAACCTGTTCGATCCGGTTGACGTTCGTGGTGGCCTCAAAGTCATCGAACAAGCCGACGGCACTTACCGTACGAAATACGGTATCCCCGAAGATTACCCGGACCCCGACTTTCAGGGCCCGGTTGTTCTGCTTATCGACGAGCTCCCGAACGCTCCCAAGGCTACGCAGAACGCACTGCTGCAGCTGATCCTCGACAAGAAGATCGGCACCTACACACTTCCGGCACAGACGATCATCGTCGCCGCTGGTAACCGTGCAGCTGATCGTGCAGCCGTCAACGAGATGCCAACACCCGTCAAGAACCGCTTCGCTCACTATGAGATCGAACCGGACATCGACGACTGGTGCGCGTGGGCCATCCAGAACAACATCGACTCGGCGTTTATCAGCTTCTTGCGGTACATGCCGAAGCACCTGTTCAACATGGACTCGCGTGAAAACGCTTTTCCTACGCCGCGGTCGTGGGAGATGATGAATCGCAAGTACAAACACATGCTGCGCGATCCCGAATCTCTCGTGGTCGGAGCCTCAGCCGTCGTTGGAGATGGCGTCGCTGGAGAACTCGTCACATTCATGACGACTCTGCTTCAGATGCCTGACATCGACCAGATCATCAAGTCGCCGGGACAGGTCAACGTTCCTATCGACATGAGCATCCTGTACGCTGTCGCCGGAGCCTTGGCCTCACGTGCCGAACAAGCAAACTTCCACAAGATCTGCGTCTTCGCACGGCGCATGCCTATGGAATATCAGATCGTTCTCATGAAGGACGCTCTAGCTAAAGACCGCGGACTGGTTCAGAACACCGACTTCAAAAACTGGGCGCAAGACAACGCCACTGTTATCCTCTAGAACAAGGACCCTACTACGATGGCTAGCGTAAGAATCTCTAGTGAACTACGAAATAAGATCATCTCCAACGTTATGAGTAACCACGTCAAATCAGACCCAATCCCGATTGACAGCCCGGCTCTGGCTAACGACGCCGTCGCTGCGATCAAGGGTTCTGTTCTCTACAAAAAGCTACTAGAGATAAAGAACGATCCAGTCCTGCTGCGGTTTGTTCAAGGGCAGTCGTCTGATTCCACCAGCATTATTTCCCCTATTCGTCTTATCATGAACAGTGTGCCGGTAGCTGCGGTTCGTATGATCTACGGCACCAACTCTATCGATATAAGACTCCCCTCTCCGGTGGCTTTCCTGTGCACTCACACGAAATCGTCCATATTCCCCTATCGTGTGGAAGACACAGATGCAGCGATGGCTCCACAGCTTCTAGTGGACATCAATGCAGCGAAGTCCAAAGTGGAGCTGTGGCAAGATCGGAAAAATGCTGTTGAAAAACAGGTTAAAGACCTGCTCAAACAGTGCGTCACTATCAGACAGCTGCTCCTGGCGTGGCCTGCTGCAGAGGCAATGCTGCCGCAAGACGTCGTCGAAAAGATGCACACCAAAAAGACGCATACGTTCGACGCAGAGGCGGCACGGCAGCGGGCTAACTTCGACCCACAAACGGCGAACACGTCCCTGCTCGTTGGTTCACTATTAAAGGACGACTGATAATGAAAGCGCCAAAAGACGACCTGGCTCTGAAAGAAGAGGCCATGATCCTGCTTACCAAAGCGCGGTCCAACCTCATCCGCAACGACCCCTTCTTCGGGACGTTGAGCTTGCGGCTTAAACTTGTCGCAGCGCCGGAAATGCTTGATACCGCAGGCGTCGACGGCGAGCACTTCTTCTTCAACCCGAAGTTTGTGATCGGCCTCTCAGCACACGAGCTGAGAGGTTTGGTCGCACATGAAGTGCTGCATTGTGTGTTCCAACACATGAACCGTCGAATGGGCCGTGACCCCGAAACGTGGAACGTAGCCTGTGACTATGCAATCAATGGCTACCTGCGTGATGGAGGTTATATCCTCCCGCATGGGGGGATTATGGATACGAACAACCAGTTCACACCTGGTGACTCGTCTGAATCTATCTACAACAAGATCAAGAAGGACCCGCCACCGGCGTGCAAATGGGGCTTGGTACTGGACGCTCCGGACGGCACAAGTAAAACGGTAGAGGTCGGCTGGGAAATCGCTGTGCGCGCCGCAGCATCTAACAGCAAGATGGCGGGCAAGCTCAGCGGGTCTCTGGCCGCTGCTATCTCAGAGGTCGTACGTCCAATCGTTGATTGGCGTTCGCTGCTGTGGCCCTTCTGCACCAATCTGGCAGACGAGAACTACTCTTGGTCACGACCCAACCGTGCATATATCTCAGAGGACGAGTACCTGCCGAGTAGACGTTCGGAAGCACTCGGTCCTATTGCTGTGTGCGTGGATACGTCTGGCTCCATCTCAGATGCAGACCTGACGCAGTTCTGGGGAGAGATATGTGACATCGCTCGCAACCTACGACCCAGCACGTTGGTCCTTGTTATGTGCGATTCTGAAGTGCACAGTATACAAGAGATCGATATTGACGAGATCGAGAACACTCCAATGAAAATGCTGGGGCGTGGCGGCACTCGGTTCTCTCCGGCGATCAAAGCAGTCGTAGACAAATACCCAGACATGGAGGCACTTGTGTATCTCACAGACATGGAGTGCGATGACTCCGGGGAAGCGCCATACTTCCCAGTTCTGTGGGTCAGTACCTCCAGCAACTACACAGACCCTCCGTTCGGTGAGGCCTGCTACATGGCACCTGACTACTCAGCAGACATGGAGTAACAAGATGAGCTCCGAAAACCAGATATATAAATACCCACTAACATGCACATGCAAAGGCAGCGGAGTGGTCGTAAACGAGAGACGTAGCCAGGAGCTTGTGCATCTCGCAGCCCTTGTAGAGGGTGGCGAGATCTTTTCACATACGGAATTCACGCTCTGCTACAGATGCAACTACCCAAACAGACACTCTACATGAAGAAACTGGTACTGGATTTCGAAACTTACTACGCTGTTGACTTCTCCCTCGTCAAAAAAACCACCATGGAATACGTCAACGACCCACGCTTTCTGGTGTGGGGCGTTGGCTTCATGTATGTCGGTGGCAACGCACCCGAGTGGGTCGGAGAACAGGACGTAGAAGACTTCATTCGTTCTGTAGAGTGGGACGAGACGGCAGTCGTGTGCCACAACACAAACTTCGACGGCTATATCCTCACACAGTATTTCGGTGTGCAGCCTGTGTTCTACTACGACACGAAGGCTATGTGCCGCGGGCTATACCCCGGGCACTCCGCCAGACTGGAAGCCATGAGTGAGAGGTTGTTCCCGGACGACCCCACCATGCGCAAAGGCAAAGAACTAATCAACGCCAAGGGCATCCTCCATCTGCCGCCATTGGTTGAAGAACAGATCGCTAGGTACTGCAAACAGGACGTTATCCTGACAGATGCCGCGTTCCGAAAGATGGAGCCCCAATACCCACCGTCCGAAATAGACCTCATCGATCTGACATGCCGCATGTTTACCGAACCTTCGCTCGTGCTCGACACAGAACTGGCAACCGAGTATCGAGACAACGCGAAGGAGCAGAGTAAAGAGAACATAACCAACGCAGGGGTGCCACGCGAAGTATTGGCAAGTAACCTGAAGTTCGCAGAGTACCTGGAGAAGACTCTCAGCCTCGTAGTTCCAGTGAAGAAGTCACCGCGCACAGGTAAACTCATCCCTGCTCTGGGAAAAAGCGACCTAGCCTTCTCACAATTCAAACGTAAATACCCAGAGCACAACGACTTGTGGGCCGCACGCGGGTCAGCTAAGTCGAGACTGGCCGAGACCAGAGCAACCCGCTTCCTCGAAGGAGTAAACAAAGATGGCACAATTTCAATGCCACTCCAATACTACGCTGCACACACTGGCAGATTTGGTGGTACTGACAAAATCAATCCCCAGAACATGGGACGCGGGTCCGATCTCAGGAAGTCTCTCACGGCTCCAGACGGACACCTTGTATTTGTAGCCGACCTCAGCAATATCGAGGTCCGAGTACTTGCCTGGCTTGCCGGGGAGCAGTCCCTTCTCACTGGATTTAGAAATCATGAGGACATTTACTGCGACTTTGCCAGCTCCAGTGTGTACAATCGACCCATCAACAAGAACGATAACCCCACAGAGCGGTTCGTGGGAAAGACCTGTATCCTCGGCCTCGGCTTCCAAACCGGAGCCCAGAAACTCAAAGACACCCTGGCTCTCGGCGTTAATGGACCCGCTGTCATTATTTCGCTAGACGAGGCGCAGCGTATCGTCTGGGCGTACAGAAGGAAATACGCATATATCCCCGCCCTGTGGCGGAAGCTGGAAGAGATCCAGTTCTGGATACAGACACCCCGCATGCATGGGGTGACCTATGGGCCTATCACAGCTGGAGACAGCAAGTGGGTGCTGCCCAACGGTATGGCACTGCGTTACGAGAACATGCAGGGGCTGACGTTCTGGAACGGCAAGCGCAACGAGACGACGTATGGCGGGAGACTGACAGAGAACCTGGTTCAGGCGCTCGCTCGCATCGTCATTACAGACGGCATGCTCCGTATAGACAAGTACCTGGAAGAACGCTTCGGACGACACGGGGCGCACTTAGCTTTATCAGTGCACGATGAGATCGTGGTCGTTGCTCCCGAAGAAAACCCGAAGGAACTACTTAATGAAATCATCAGGTTGATGTGCCTTCCGACCACGTGGGCCCCTGATTTGCCACTTGCTGCTGAGGGGGGCTTTGACAAGTGCTACAGTAAGTGAGATAAAAGGCCCTTCTACCTCCCCTATAAATAGATGGAGTAATCCACGTGAAGCTGACGTTCCTGGAAAGTGCGAGCAAAATACCCCTCACAAAGACGATCACTCCTAACGGCTCGCGCTCTTATCCGAACGTCAAGATGGTCAACTCTTACGAGTTCACCGTACCCTCGTCGAACGTAGGGCTCACTCAGTTCGACGGCCTGCTGCGCTCCAAAGCCGCGCAGGGTATGTGCCTCCTCAAAGGATCATTCAAGAAACAACTGGTTGCCGAGTCCCGCGCAAGACAAGGCGACCGTTTTTCTATGTGTGAATTTATGGTGCTTGACCTCGACGGCGTGCGTATCCCCGGGTTCAAAGGCAGGACAGGTATGACCGCTGGTGACATAGAGTCACTGGCCGAGAGCGCGCTCAGTACCTTCCCTCCCGAGTTCAGAGAAGTCAGCTACATCGCGCAGGCGAGCAGTTCGCTAGGCCACAAAGCCGACGCCATCTCGATGCACATCTTCATCCTGCTGTCATTCCCAATGCCGGTGAATACAGTCAAGATGTGGCTGCGCAGCATGAACCTGACCAACACACTGTTCTCACCACAGGTGACACTGGCAGCTACCGGTCAGGCGCTACGCTACCCGCTAGACCCGTCTGTAGCGGATAACACCAAGCTGATCTTCATCGCGCCGCCCGCGTTCGTCGACGGGGCGGTAGACCCGTTTGTGACGCCGGATGACCGCATCGTTCTCGTCCTGAAGGACAAGCCGTCCATAGACCTCGTACCATTGGTCGTGAACGTGAACCCCGAACGACTGAACCAGGACATCAACGAGCTCAAGGATGAGCTGCGTATCAAGCAGGGATACAATAAGAAGAAGACCGCCAAGATCGTCTCAGTCAACCTGATGGGGGAAGACGTCGACGTGCTGGCGAACCCAGACAAGATGTCAATCACCATCCTCGATGAGTCCTCGCATCCCTACATTCGTTGCAACATCAACGGGGGGGATTCGGGGGCTTATTATTTTCTCGCTACCAATCCCTTGTATATGTTCAACTTCAAGGACGAGCCCGCATTCGATATCCACAAGGCTGATGCGGACTTCTACAAGAGCGTGTTCGACAAGTTCAAGGGGGACCCGAACGACCCCAACACGCTCCGTCCTCTACGGCCTATGGTCATGCGGGACTTCGACACGAACACCCTGTACAACGCCATGTTCGACCCGAACACAAAGAGGTTCAGCCGCGAGTTCCCGCTCACAGAGACCTCTATGTTAAGCGTCGCTGGTTTCATGCAGACGCACGGGCACCTCCCTCCGTCGCACATCCCAGACGCGAAGATTGTGTTCGATCCGCCACACGGCGACCGTCCGATGAACCTCGAAGAAGAGCCGTACTATATCAATCTGTATCAGCCCACGAAGTACATGCTAGAGGCAGAGATGCCCGGCAAGAAGCTGAACTATGAGACGGCGCACCTGCTGGGAGCAGAGTGCCCACGTATCTACGCGCTGATTTATCATATCCTCGGGAATGGCGACGAAGAGCTCAAGCACTTCGTGAACTGGCTGGCTTACATCTATCAGGAGCGGAAGAAGACCACGACAGCGTGGGTGCTAGGCGGCATCCCCGGGACAGGGAAGGGCGTGTTCGTTAGTCACGTGCTACGGCCATTGTTCGGGCCCGAGCATGTGCCGATGAAGACACTCGAAAACCTGGAAGAGCAGTTCAACTCATATATGCACACTGCGCAGTTCCTGGTCGTTGACGAGTTCCGTATGGGCGACGCAAAGAACACAGGGGCTAGCCGCATCGCGGATAAGCTTAAAAACCTGATCACAGAGCCGCGGCTGTCAGTACGTGCCATGCGGTCGAACCAGGTAGAAGTCGACAACTTCACCAACTTCATCTTCCTGACGAACCGTAACGACGCCATCAATCTGGAAGGCAACGACCGACGCTACAACGTGGCACCGAGACAGGAACGCACGCTACGCGACGTGCACCCGAAGCTCATTGAAGAGATCCCGCTGCTTAAGACCGAGCTCAAGCGCTTCGCTGGTGTGCTGGACACATTCAGGGTCAATGCTTCCAGAGTCACTATCCCGCTCTCCAACGCAGCCAAGACCACAATGCACGGGCTGGCTATGTCGGTGGCCGACAGCTTCTGTGCAGACCTGAGCATTGGCAAGCTGGAGAGCTTCGAAGATGTCCTGAGCATTGAGACCACTGACACGTTCAACGCAGGGCGCATTCTCTCGGCACAGCGTATCGTGAAGTCTTGGTTAGCAGACGCGAAGAAGGGAGAGCTCTCGCACATACCGGCAGAGCACATGCGTATTATCTACCACGTGCTCAACGAGGGTAACTCTATCCCGACGCGGTCCTTCATGAAGATGATTGAGCGACGCGGCATCGTCATTAAGCCCAACAGACTGCCGGGAGGTAAGGTCGTGAGATGTTACAAAGTGACATGGTGCAGCGACATGGCTAGCATCGACAGCATGATAGAAAATCACTTCCTACCAGCAGATCAGCCTTTACTTAGGACAGTGAATAGCTGATAACAGACGACTCGATCTCAAACAGGAGCCGTCTTTTGGTCAACCTCATTCAGACTACACGTCCTGATGCAGAGAAGATTACAGAGCCGCAAGAGATCGAACTAGGACAAGTCAAAACGTGGAGCTACTCAGCACTAAAAGTGTACGAAGAGTGTGCTTACCGCACTTACATCGCGCGGGTGAAGAAGATCCAAGAGCCCTCTGGTCCAGCAGCTGACCGAGGCACTCTTATTCACCAAGCAGCCGAAGACTTCGTCAAAGGCAAACGCGATACCCTGATTCCAGAACTCAAGAAACACTATGAGCAGGCGTTCCTGGACCTGCGAGAAGAATTCAAAGCTGGCCGTGCCAGCCTAGAGGGCGAATGGGGATACACCATCGACTGGGCAACGACCGGTTGGGTGGAAGACGATACGTGGGCACGTATCAAGCTCGACGCAATCGTCATGGAGTCGGATACGTCGGCTCGCGTGATCGACTACAAATCAGGCAAGCGATACGGCAACGAGATTGCTCACGGGCAGCAAGGGCTGCTCTATGCCATCGGCACGTTCATGCGGTTCCCAGTGCTTGAGCATGTCACCACGGAGTTCTGGTACGTTGATCAGGACGGCAACCCGACCACGAAGCCCTATACACGAGACACAGCGCTCATGTTCATGCCGGGCTGGCACAAACGCGGGGTGAAGATGACGACAGAGAAAGAGTTCAACCCTAGTCCCAGCAAACAGACATGCCGTTGGTGTTCGTTCAAAGACGGCGACGTTCCAGAGTGCAAGTGGGGCGTCAAATAAGGAGCCACTATGGAGATGTCTCTCCCGCACACGCAGGGCTGAACCGCGTTTTATGGATTGGGCTATGGATCAAGAGGCGTCTCTCCCGCACACGCGGGGCTGAACCGTCTATCGGTACCGACCGGAGAGTGGACGAGCTCTTCGCGAACATCATGTTTCACGACCCACTAGCTCACAACTCGCTGATGAGGGCGTCTCCCATCGTCTACTACATACAGACAGTACCTATCCATGACTGACTCCGTTCCAACCATACGAGGAAAGGCGAATAAGAACACCCAGTGGCACGGTAGGTGGGCTGAGTACCACACCATGCGCCAGCTAGAGATCAAGAAGCAACACGCACGTAGACCGATCAACGTCAGACTCACCGAAGCACAACTGGCCATCAAGGCATTCCTCCGGCTTTGCAAAGTGAGACTGTATGGCTCTAATTCTCCTGAGAATAATCCAGATTAGCGTTGTTGTTGGTGAAGCCGCCCAGATCATCAGGTCTGTGGCGTTTTTCATAAGGAACAACTCACGTGGTAAGCATCGTAGTACGTACCGGGACTAAGTACCTGAAGAGCATAAAACCCCCCCACAATCATATGCTTATGCCTGGCAAGAACAACGCCAAGCTTGGCGAGATTGTGACTGTCAAGAAGTGGGCTGGGCACTATATGTACGCCCTGTCGCTTGAAGAGAGAACCACCTGCCCGAATACCTGCGAGCAGTGGGACAACTGCTACGGCAACAATATGCCGTTCGCACACCGCTTCAACCACAACGACAATGCCTTCCTGCCTATGCTGGAGGAGTCAGTGGACAAGGTGGCAGCCAAGCACCCGGACGGCTTCGTCGTGCGCCTGCACGTGCTGGGGGACTTCTACTCCCCAGCCTACATCGAGTTCTGGGAGTACCTGCTCAATACATACCTCCAGATGAAGGTGTTCGGTTACACACACCGCAAGCGTATCTCCACCATGGGACGCATGATTGCGAGTATGAACCATCGAATGCCTGACCGATGGCAAGTACGTTTCAGTGACGACCCCGCGACTATCTTCAGCGCTCACGTGGTGCAGAAGGCAGTTGCGGTGAACAGTCATACGGAAATAGTGTGCCCAGAGCAGATGGGCCAGACAGACAAGTGCACCAGCTGCGGTCTGTGCTGGTCGCAACCCAACAGAAGGATCTTGTTCGTTGAGCATTAACGTACTGGTAGGATGCGAAGAATCCGAAGTGGCAGTTCGGGCACTTGGAGCAGAAGAAGACTGGACTGCTGCTCGACTGGCTGCCTAGGTTGACACCAAGCTGCGACGTGTATAATAAAATGATGCTCATGCCGCTGTCGATAAGGCAGCGCATACATCAAATGTCCCCCGGACCCAATCGTTCTAGAGACCGAAGTACTACGTATCAAGGGATAGCCGAGGCCATGGCTGATCAATGGATAACTTTTGCAAACCAACAAGGTGTGATATGATTCTACCCCCCTACAAACATCAAACTGTCACCACTGACTTCATCGTAACCAACAACAACGTGCTGATCACTTCCGACCCCGGCACGGGCAAGACACGCAGCGTCCTTGACGCCGTAGTCGAACGCAAACGCAGAGCCACAGGGGGGCGTGTTCTGGTGTTCGCACCACTGAGCATCCTCGAAGCGTCGTGGGTTGCGGACTGCAACACCTTCACACCAGACCTCGCCATATCCATGGCTCCCGCCGGTAAAAGGGATGCTGGTTTCGCAGCCGACTCCGACATCGTTGTGGTCAACCACGATGGCGTCAAGTGGGTGGACAAGAACGTGCACGTACTCGACGAGTTCGATACACTGGTGCTCGACGAGTTCACCGCGTTCAAGAACAAAGACAGCGCCCGCTCCAAGGCCATGCTGCGTATCAGCAAGCGCTTCAACTATCGTATCGCCATGTCGGGCACGCCGAACAGCAACACGATCCTGGACATTTGGCACCCGGCGATGATCGTTGATGGTGGCAAACGGTTGGGGAACAAGTTCTACAACTTCCGTGGCAGTGTCTGTACTCCTCTGTTCAATGGCTTCGCCAACGAATGGAAGGACAAGCCAGATGCCATCGACACTGTTGCGGCGGCGCTGAGTGACATCACTATACGCTACGCTCTGGAGGACTGTCTCTCCATGCCGGAGCGCACGACGTCAGATCGTCGGGTCACTCTGTCTCCGGCCATCCGCGAGCAGTACGAGATACTGATGGAAGACGCTGTGCTCTATACGACGCAGGGCACCGTCAACGCAGTGCACGCAGGAGCCAAGATACAGAAGCTGCTGCAGCTGTGCACCGGAACGGTCTATGACTCCGCTGGCGAGGCGGTCAGCATCCACAAGGAGCGGTACGAACTGGTCATGTCGCTCGTCGCGGAGCGCAAGCACTCTCTCGTGGCATTCAACTGGCGGCACGAACGGGAGGCTCTCGTCGAGATCGCGGAGTGTGAGAAGATCAAATACGCCGTGATCGACGGCACGACACCTTCCGGTCACCACGCAGGTATAGTGCAGAAGATGCAGAACGGCGAGCTGCAGGTTATCTTCGCACACCCACAATCAGCGGCGCACGGCCTGACACTCACCAAGGCCACCGCTGTTATCTGGTCTTCTCCTACCTACCGGGCCGAGTTGTACAAACAGTTCAACGGACGCATCTACCGGGCGGGCCAGAAGAAACGCACTGAGGTTATCCACATCGCAGCGCGCAATACGTTTGAAGAGATCGTCTATTCGAAGCTTCAGACGAAGATGGACAAGATGGAAGACCTCCTTCTTCTCCTCAAGAACCTCCACATTGACAAAGGAACTAAATAACATGACTAGCGAAATCCATCCGGCACCATCAGAGTTCTCAGCAGAGCAGCTAGAAGCGGACCCGATCATCCGCTTCTTCCACTACCGTCATCTGCCAGAACTACTGCAGAAGGCGTCCTACCCGTTCTTCAACCTGGCGATGCACGTGATCAGCACGCTGCCGCGCAGTGCGGAACGAACGGCTGCACTACGCAAACTACTCGAAGCCAAAGACTGCGCAGTTCGCGCCAAGCTCTAGAAGGAAAACGTACAATGTCCGACTACACGAAGATGAACACCAACGAACTGATCGAGGCACGGGCCGCAGTCACCGCCTCTATCCGCGCGTCTAACGCCGTGACGAAAGAGTTCCAGGTCCAACAAGACGATATCGACTCGCTGCTCATGGCCAAGATGGACAGCGAAGGCACCAAACGTACCGCCAACGAGATGGCCTCTGTGTCGATCTCCGAGACGGTGGTGCCGAATGTTGTTGACTGGGATGCGTTCCACGCCTATGTCAAAGACACTTCGAACTTCTCGCTATTGCATCGGAAGGTTACCGCCGCTGCGTACCGGGAGCTTCTCGAACTCGGCCAAATGCCCCCGGGCACTGAACCGGTAACTGTACGGAAGATCAATTTCCGTTCGCTCTAATAACCACCCTCAAAGAAAGACACACCATGTCAACTGACCTCGCTACTACGTCTACTGCAATGCCAGCCTACGCCAGCAAAGGCCCGAGCCGCGGAAACGAAAACGTCTCTGCAGAACACCTGACGATCCCCCGGATCAAACTGCTTCAGAAGATGTCTGACGAAGTGGATCGCCACCACGCCAACTTCATCGAGGGAGCCAAAGACGGCGACTTCATGAATAGCCTGACCCGTGAAATTCTCGGCACTGAACTGTATGTCATCAGCATCACGTTCAAGGACGAGTACGTGGTCTGGAAAGACCGCAAGAAAGGCGGCGGCTTTCTCGGATCGTTCAGGACCGAGGCAGAAGCCCGGACGGCTATCGACGCCCAGGACGCGCCGGAAGACTTCGCTACCAACCAGACGCACAGCCATATTCTGGTTATCAAGGACGTGAAGACCGGCGGGCTCTCCAAGCCGGTGATCATGGACTTCACTTCGTCGAAACTCCGCGTTTCGCGTAACTGGAACAGCCAGATCAACATCCGTGGCGGCGACCGTTTCGCTAGCCTCTGGAAACTGGAATCCGTTCCGGTGAAGAACAAGAAGGGCGACGCCTTCATGAACCTCGAAATCGGGTTCGTGGGCTGGGCTCAGGAAGATGACTACAAGAAAGCCGAGACGTACTACGAGCAGATGAAGTAAGCGGGCGGGGCCAACGATGAATGAGCACGGTTTCATACGTGGTGTACATACGTCGTTGGCCACCCCCGGCTTGCGTATCTGGAAGATCCACGATCAGTATCAGGGAGGAGTACCGGATGCGTTCTATTGTGGCGGCGCTGGTACTCTATGGATCGAATATAAATACGTTCCGTCTTTCCCAGTGCGCCTGGCTACGCCAATCAAGACCATCTTATCTGAGCTACAGATCGGCTGGTTGGAATCCCTCCGTGCAGCGTCTGAGTCAGCATGGCTGGTCGTTGGCATTGGCAAGCTGATCTACATCAACCAGAACCACGACCTACGAACCGTCATCACTAAACAATCCACTGGAAATCAGTTATTCACCCGCAAGCAGCTGGTGTCTATGATCCAGGGTCAATGTAAAGGAACCACTTGAATGACCTACACTCCACGCGAACAACTCCTCGCGGAAGCAGAACAAGCCGTTATGGGCGACCGTAACGAAGCCTACAACAAGGGGTCGACCACCCCTCTGAGCAACATGCAGACGCAGGCCGACCTGATGCAGGCCTATCTGAATGGGCGCGGCACTCGGGGGGTCCTTGGCCCAACGGACAGCGTTGCGTTCGGCCTGTGCATCAAGCTGGCGCGACTGGCGTCTAACCCCAACCACCACGACTCGTGGGTTGATGTCGCGGGCTACGCGGCTGTCGGCTACGAAGTCTCGCTTACCCAGCCGAAGGGAGAATAATCATGGGTATGATGGAGAGAATCCCTCTTATCAAAGAGCCAAACAAGAAGGCCATCGTTTCGGAGCTACTGCGCGCCTCGCTCCAGCACGAGCTGCTTGCTGATAGCAACGATACCGCGAAGAACCCTGCTGCATCGGACTTCTACCGCGGTACCGGGGCTCTTATGAAGGCGGCGGCTCACTTCATTCTCGGGCCAGAAGAAAACGACGAAGATATTCTGCCCCAATCCGGGTGAACAGGAAGACCAAGAAAAACTAATACTCTCATCCATCTAAGAGAAGCCTCCAGGAAACTGGTGGCTTTTTTTATGCTGATGTAGATGCGAGTATCTTACCTAGCGCTTGGCTTCGGTTATCACCAGAGTGGAGTTGTTCACGGTCGCTGTGGACACGCCCGCGCCACTAATGTTCACGTTCATATAGATAGTGTAAGCCCGCGAGACAGCCGTCCTGCCTGTCAGGACGATCTTACCCTGGATGTACTGTTCGAATGACTTCTTCAGGTAGAACGCGAATAACCTCCCAACCTGCACACCGTCTTCGTGTATGTACACATACGCAGCGTAGTCACCCGTCCCGGGGCACACGATAGCGATCTGGAAGTCAATTATGAGCGTAGTCGCGGAGCTTTCGGGGGTATAACTCAGCGTATTGACCGTCGCGTACGACGCGTCGGTAGGAAGGTTATACGCGGACCCCTCATCCTTTACACGGATAGCGGACACGGCCTCGCCATTAATCTCGTTGGCTGTGATCGTACCCGCCACGATATTTGCCGCTGTCACGTTGCCCAGGACGAGCACACCGCCGACAGAAATCAACGTACTGTTGTCTATGTTCAAACGGGATGTGCTGATAGTACCGGACGTAATAGCGTCGGCGTTCAGGCTGGCGATCTTTGCCGCGTCAATCGCGGCGTCACCGATCTTGGCGTTGGTGATCGTACCGTTCCTGATGAACGCGTCGTTCATGTACACGCCCGCCGGCACAGACTCACCGTTTATGGTGGTTGCTCCAGTGACAATGAACGGGACAATCACATTGCCATTATTCGTCTGGTTTACGATGGCAAAGCGATCCGCGAGAATAACGAACTCAGAGATGTCGGCAGTGCTGGCAAGCCCGAAGCCGGAGATGCGATTATTAACGTTGACGCGCAACATATACCCAGCTTCAACGACTGCCGCGCTGGCTTTCGTGTAGTAGGTGGACGTAAGTATAGCCGTGTTCGTATAGTTGCCGAGTGCCGCCGTTACATACGCAGTGCTCGCCAGTGAGGTGATGGCGGCGGCGATAGCAGAATCTACGCCCGCAGATGTGTAGTAGGTGGACGTAAGTGTAGCCGTGTTCGTATAGTTGCCGAGTGCCGCCGTTACATACTCAGTGCTCGCCAGTGAGGTGATGGCGAGGGCGATAGCAGAATCTACGCCCGCAGATGTGTAGTAGGTGGACGTAAGTGTAGCCGTGTTCGTATAGTTGCCGAGTGCCGCCGTTACATACGCAGTGCTCGCCAGTGAGGTGATGGCGATGGCGATAGCAGAATCTACGCCCGCAGATGTGTAGTAGGTGGACGTAAGTGTAGCCGTGTTCGTATAGTTGCCGAGTGCCGCCGTTACATACGCAGTGCTCGCCAGTGAGGTGATGGCGATGGCGATAGCAGAATCTACGCCCGCAGATGTGTAGTAGGTGGACGTAAGTGTAGCCGTGTCCGTATAGTTGCCGAGTGCCGCCGTTACATACGCAGTGCTCGCCAGTAAGGCGGTGACGGCGGCGATAGTAGAATCTACGCCCGCAGATGTGTAATAGTCAGAGAGCAGTAGCGCGCGTGTTACGCCAAGCCCTATAATAGGATCATCAATCAGGTCGATGCGCGTGAGGAGCGTCGTAGTCAGCTGTGAGTCTGTCACTGCTCCTGTGAGCAAACCCAGTATGTGTGCCACGTCAGTAGCGGTCGTAGCGAGCGTTCCCGCAGCATCGTTGAACGGACCCCGTACGTCAGACGTGTTGACGTGTCGCGCCCAGTAATAATAACTGGTGCCCCCGCCCACTGGGTCTATGAACGACCGCCCCGCAGACACGGCTATGAGAATAGCGTCGCCTATAGTGTCCGCGTCGAAACGATAAATCTCTGTGTAGGAATGATTACGGTACGCGGGGTAGTCCCAATACACCTGCACGAGGCTATACCCGCCCGAGGCTTCGAAACCCGTCGGGGCGGGCGGAAGAGCCAGGTCCACCAACCCAGTGGGTGGTTTGAACGTGACGTGCGGGTTGTTAGGGTCGTAGGGCCTAGTTTTAAGCGCCACCGCAAGCCCAGAATCGATTAGCTCGCGCAGCGTGACAGCCCGGTCTACCGGGTCACCTTGGCGTCCGAGACGGATGTTGATTGCTTCCTGCATCTCACGCAGCACTTTAGCTGTCGGTCCGGCTGACGCCGGGACATTGGAGAACCCAGGGAGTTTGGTTGGTCTTGAAGTGGTAGCCATTAAGAGACGAGCTCCTCCACGCTCTGCGCGATGCAGACGTAGTCTACTATACCCGTACCCGACACTTCAATCACCCATTCTGTGGCCACAACGGGCGGGAGACGCATAGCCGGTTCGCGTAGGGTGACCGGGCTGATGCTAGCGGGAACGGTTACGGTCTGTGTGTACACATTGGACGCGAATGCCAGCGAATAATCAGCTATGAGCACGCCGTTGGCATAGACTTTAATAGTCACAGGGAATGAGCGCGCCGAGACATAAATCCAGCCCATGCTGACCGGCTGGAATGAACGCAGCACTTTGGATTGCCACGTAGCTGTGAGCGCGGTAGCGCCCGTGCGATAGGAGACGATCTTGTTGCCCACAATAAGATACAACTGCCCGGTTTTAGGGTTCTGGTAGCCGCCCTGCACCTCTGTGCTGACGGTTAGTGTGCTGAGCGCGGCCTCAGCCGCACGGGGGTCGAACACCCAGCCGCCCAGCGTAGCGCCGCTCTTCCAGAAGCACACATAGGTGCCCTCGTGATTGAAAGCGCGCAGGACCTCTGGGTACCAGCTGGCTCGCCACTGGACCGGTGATATTAGACCCCGGGTAACGATCTCTGATCCTTCAGCCGCGACAGAGCACAGCCCATCAGGGCCAGCGTACAGTACAAACTCACCCATATCCACGATGGACCGTGCGTTGACGCAGGGCTGGGCCAACGGTACTTTGACAGAGGTCATGGCACTAGGGTCTACGCCCGTGGCGATGTAAGGGGTGCCGTTGGTCATGCAGACGATACCGTTCCCGATAGCTGCAATGCCGACGATGTCTGTGTCGAGCGTGATACGATAGCCTACCGGCCACGCGTGCGGCAGGTACGGCTCGCTGAGGCACAGGCGGTTACCTGTGAACCCGGCGAACACGCCGTTAGCCAGAGGAATGAGACCCATCATGGGGCCTCTGGGATAGGTCGACGTGTTGTCGTCAGGGGGGCCGATCCAGGTGCCTGAGGGCATGACCTCGCCTAGCACAGTGTTCGCGATCACGTCGTTATAGGATATAGTCGCCATAGATACGTCGACGACGAACTGATACGAAGTGTCATTCGAGCCGGTGCTGGAGCGGTAGATACGCTTCACAGCGCCGGACCCGAAATTGTGGTTGCCCGAGGGTACGTCGATGGCGGGCAGGCTGATGGCCACCGTCTCTGTCGTGGTTACGTCGAGCGACGCGCTTGGGTCAGAGGGGGGGCCTTCTTCGCCGTAAACCGACACGAGCGTGTATACATACGAAACAGTGTCGGGAATCTCGGTTGTGTCCGGGGTCCCTGAAGCCGACACGCCGGGGGCACCTTCAGGAGCAGGTATACCGAGGCGATACGATACCGCCGGGTAGCCAGAGCTACCTGCAATCATGGAGACGACGGTGCCCATACGCGGGTAGTCTTCGCCGGTCCAGTAGAACCGCAGATATGAATCGTTGGGGACGGGGCCTTTGTGGGCCTGCACGTCTTCGTCAGCCCACTCGAGCCAGTTAGCGTCATTATAGTATGCGATGGAGTGGCGCGAGAAGTTCTGTAGAGTGAACTCTTCGGTGTTATTAGTGATCGGTGCGATTGCACCAGATTCGAAGTCCAGGTTCCGTGCGACCTGACCGAACTGGTCTGCCAGCAGTCTCGGGGAGACGCCGGGGGCTACACCACTGAAGCGTCCGAGACGAAACCTCATACTACCGTCTTTCGTTTGGGAGGGGTCGCAGCTGGCTCCGACAAAGGTCTTCTAGTACCAGTACCCGGGAGGCTAGATTGATGACCACCTGATCGCGTAGCTGGAAGTCCTTGTCTGCGTCTTTGGCAGTGTACAGGTTCTCCCGCTCGTAGGCTAGCCGGGCCTCTAATGACGTAACCTTCTCCGTAAGAGTGGCTATCTGCACGGAGCTCGTCTGGAGCATAGTCCCGCCCCAGACCAGCCCCGCGGTTATAAGAGACAACGCCACTGTCTGGAAATGGCGCTCAAATCTGACGAGGTTTAACGTCGCCGCCTGCTGTTCGGCAGGAGAATGTTCAGCTGAAGGCTGCATGTAATTCTCCCGGGGGCCAAGACATACTGTCTTGACATTTTAAAGCCTTGTAGTCAAGGCTTAGGGGTGCGTGTCCTCTTCATCCGCCGACTGTCTGCTCGGCGTCGAGCGTGATTGTCACCGTGGCCAGGACGAGCAGCGTCGCGGTGTTGCGGATCTCGAGCGTGAACACGCACTGGCTGGTGCCGTTGGTGGTCTGCGCCCGTCCCCACTCTTCATCCGCCGAGAGCGGCAACCACGACCCCGCCGTGCCCGACGACAGCGACCCGCTCAGGATCGTCGCGCGGCACTCGTAAGCTGCGCCGGCAGCGCTCCTGGGTATGACCCAGTCGCCCAGGTCAGTCGCGCCGCCGTTGGCGAGCGTGCGGACGATGTCGCCATCGGCCTCCAGCTTGTAGCGGGCGCTGGCATTCGTCGGCGAGGCCGTGGTGTCGGACACGGTTTCATCCGCGAGCGTGACGAGCGTGATGCGCGCGCCACTCAGCATGCCGGCAAGAAGCAGGAGCATGGTCACGCAGGATCGGCCGGCGCCAGGATCTGACCAACGGCCCGCGTCCATTGCTGGTCAGCGATGCGGATCGTGTTCAGGGCCACGGCCGTCAGATTGGCCTGTTCCGTGAACGTGTCCCGCTCCGCCGTGATCTCTGCAACCTTGGCAGCCGTGGCCTGCTCGAGCGCGGCGTAGCGCTGGCCCGCCTCGGCCGCCACCTCCGCGACCCGCTGAGTGAGCTCATTGATCGCTGCAACGTGCTCGACAGAGGCCGCGCCGATGTAGGCGGAGGCCTCCTCGGCCGTCGCCGCCACCGTGCCATGCTGCGGCGATGCCTCATCCTCGCCCGCCTCGTTGCGGAAAAAGTTTACCACCGCGAACTCAAACGCAGATGGAATGCCGCGATCGCCCAGCGTGATGATTAGCCGGCGGCGCTCAGTCGTCTTGATGATGGACATAGGTTTGGTCTCCTTAGCTGACGTCGCCGCTGACGACGCATTCGGTTGCAGAAACGAAGTCGATCACCATCGCGCCGTAGGCTGCCAGCGTGAGGTTGCCGGTGGTGGCTGATCCGTGCAGGCGCATGGTCAGACCCGTGCCCTGCGTGATGGTGCGAGCGCTGGAACCTGCGCGGCGATGGATTTTGTCCTCAGCGACGAAAACGCTGGCGGGAACTGTCAGGCCGCCGGTGAGCTGGCCGGTTGTATTCTGGTCGGCAGCGACGAGCGTACCGGTCATCGTCGTGCCGAGAGCGACGCGGGCTTGGAGGCCGGCGCTGCTTAAGTAGGCAGCGCGCGAGGCTCCGGCGATAGATATCCATAGGCCAGATTCGGCGCGAATAACCAGATCAGTGTTTGCCGCGGACACATCCAGTTGGGGGCCGTTCCCACCGATATGTCCTGATGGGCCTGTCGCATTGGATAGGCTGATATAGTTGTTGGCCATCGACATAGCGGCGTTTGCCACAGTGAGAACGACCGCGCCGGTCACGGTCCCCCCGCCAATAGGAAGCGCGTAGGTGCCGACGTTGCCGGCGTGCAGAATTGTGTTGCCTGATCGCGTAAGCGCCGTGACCGCAGCCGGAAAATCTATCGTGCCAGAAAGATGAGTCGAGCGTGAAATATTTATTAACGCGGTATCGGTAGTGAAGGCATCATCGACGAGTCGGAAGCTCACTGTACCGTTGACAGCGATCCAATACGAACGTTTCAAGTCTGCACCTTGATCGGTTTCGTAAAGAGAATAAAACGGCCCGACGGAAGACGCCGCATAATACGGAGCGGTCACAGTGGCTGATGTGGTTAGATCCCCAGTTACCGTAACCGTCCCGCTCAGCGTGGGGCTGGCGATTGTGGGAGATGTTCCAAACACCAGCGCGCCGGTACCGGTCTCACCGGTGACAGCGGCTTGCAGGTTGGCGCTAGTAGGTGTCGCGAGGAAGGTGGCGACGCCGGTTCCGGGTGTAACCCCCGCCCACGTCGTGAGGTCAGCATCATACGCCTGAACGTTGGTGCCGATGACAAGCCCGAGCTGCGACCGCATGGCGGAGTAGTCAGCGGCGCCTAGATAGCTCTGCACGTTGGCGGCAAGAGCCGCTACGCTCAGGCGCTCGTTGAGAGCATCCGTTAGCACACCAGCGGTCACACGTAGGTCGCAGGCGTCGTTCGCCGAGAACGCGGAGGCCGTCGTGCCCTCCTGCGCGCGGACGATAGTCAGAGCGTTGGTTGAGCGCGCGGTGACCTTGACGATCTCGCGGACGAACGCGTCCGTCTCGAACGTCGCATAAAAATAGTCCCCTCCCGTGGGGGAGGGGAACACACTTCCGTTGACCACTGTAGCTGTCGTGGCTACATCTGTGATACCCGACGCCAACGCGGTGCGGGCATTATTCTTGAACAGTACAGAAGCCACTGGCTATTCCTTCGATTATCCGACAGTAACGGCCCACGTGATGGTCACTATGTCACTAGCGCCTTTATTGATGACGGAGAACACAGTGCGACACAGCAGAGTACCGGTGGGTGCTATGCTGTTGAAGAGGCCCGCCTCTACGATAGCCCCGGTGCCAGCGCCAGCCGGGAACGTGGCGCCATACGTGACAATGGCAGCGGAGGCTGTAGCAGAGGCAAGCGCCACGCGGCCCACCTCAGTTCCCAGGGTAGTATTACCCACAGCGGCGGCAGTAGAGCCCGTGCCAATGGCCATGTGCGACATGACGCCGGAAGCTGTGCCAACCATTCGGCTGGCTACAAAATCCTTACCGGCAGTGACGACGAGGTTGTCCACTTCGCGTACTACTTCGCCGTTCAGGGTGATAGTCAGCTTACCCTTGAGCTTCATAGTATCGTCCAGCATGTAAAGTAACTCCTAGTTATTGAGCGCGAAGGCGTCAAACGCTCCGGCGTTGAAGGCAGACGAATCAGATAGCACGAATAGCGCAGAATAGGCGATTTCGCTCATCGCCACGCTATCAGCGAGCGCGAAGGAGATACTCGTAGCAATAGCCTCTATCATAGCAACAGAATCAGCCTTCGTCAAGCTGGTTGCATAGTACAGGGCCTCTGTCATAGCAACAGAATCAGCCTTCGTCAAGCTGGTTGCATAGTACAGGGCCTCTGTCATAGCAACAGAATCAGCCTGCGTCAAGCTGGCTGCATAGTACAGGGCCTCTGTCATAGCAACAGAATCAGCCTGCGTCAAGCTGGCTGCATAGTACAGGGCCTCTGTCATAGCAACAGAATCAGCCTTCGTCAAGCTGGTTGCATAGTACAGGGCCTCTGTCATAGCAACAGAATCAGCCTTCGTCAAGCTGGTTGCATAGTACAGGGCCTCTGTCATAGATACGGAGTCGCCGCTACGGAAGTAGCGGTTCTTGGATCCATAGACGAAGCGGGTGTCTGCTGCGCGGGCAACCGTATAATCGATCCCCGCAGTCACAATAACCCGAGATATCAGGGCTCTACCGGCCATTAGTCAAATGATGCCCGTACTTTGAGTTTAAGTAGGTCGTAGACGGTTTGGATGCCGCCGTCAGAGAACGTAATCTCTATCTCGCCTTCGTAGGTGCCCGCTGCGCTGAGCGTACCTGAGGGGAAGTCAGTGGCCACGATACCACTAGCTGGGGTCACCAACGCGCAGGTAAGCTCCGCCGTCACTGCGGTACTGCCAACTTCTCGTAGCCTGAGCAGGACGACAGCACCCGTCAGATCAATGGGGGCCCAGCTGAGTTCGTTGTTCTCATCAACCGCGCTAAACCCGGAAGCGGCAGTGTTGCTGTCCCGCAGAGTGAACGTCAACTCAGGCAGCGTGTCGCCTTTAACCAGGTTCAGGGTATCAGAGTAGGCCATATTTTACGCTCCGCATTTGCGCTCTCGCGCAGTGTTAGCCGCCACGATATCGGACAACAGCGCCCGGTCGTGTGCGAGAAGCCAGTCTGCTGCTTCGCCAGAGTAGAAGAACGTGGTCGTGTTGAGGCAGTATGTGTCTACCACCACAGGTTTCGGTGCCTTAAGGCTTTCGCACCCACTTATCAGCAGCAGCACGAAGCTCAGCGTCAGGCAGAGAAGCAACCTCATCGTGAGCCTGCTTGACCACAGTGACACTGTCGTTGATTGCTTTGATCTCATCCGCGGCTTCCTTTTTGATTTCCACAGCGTGCTTCTCGGCGGCTTTAGTCTTGGCTCGACTGGAGCCTGCGAAGAATACGCCAAAGAGTGCCACAAAAACTGCAGCAATTCCAACGCCGTACTTGATAAGTAGATCCGTCATTTAATGGCTCCTCTGAACCCGATGGCGACGAGCCCTGAGTTTATCATGACCGCTGGCGGGACGCCAGGGGCGAATTCATTGATAATCTTAACAACGAGTTCCCATTGGAATACGTTCCCCAGCGCCAGAAGCACGCCGACGAAGACCGGGACGATAGCGGCCCACCAGGTCAGGGACTTCAGCTTCACGTACTTGTTGATGAGTTTGGGTTCCATGGTAGGCTCCTTACTTCACGTTGTTTAGGATAGGTATCATACGGGTCCAGTCCCCGTCGAAGAATGTGTCGTCCATGGCGTCAAACATCGGTATGTTGGCTGTGAGCGGTGCCGCAATACCTTCGTATTTGAACGTATCCAGTGTGGTCAGAGCGAGTGCAAACGGCCCAGTGACACCAGAACGGTTGAACAGCTTCAGGGCATAGTCAGCAGCCGTCACCTTGCGTGGGTTCGGGTTCAGCTGCTGGCCGGGGATAACCAGGGCCAGTAGTTCTTTAGCCCAATCCCTAGACGCCATGCTGAGCATTGTCAACGGTATCAGGGTTGTAGCCATCAGTATCGCCGGGAGGGCGGCGTCCATGACGTCGCCTTTTTCATTGTACCGATGCTTTATCTCACGCCCCAGACCGCCGAGCACGGTCTTGCCGAAGCCGTAGTAATACGACTTCAGCTGCCACACCATAGCGAAGTGCGGGTTGGACGCCAGCACAGGGCGCTGTGTGGAATCCGGGCGGATGATGGCTTCATCGGCGAACCGCGCGATGCCATCCCGGACGCGGAGGCCTTCTTCTGTGTTGAACTCGTGGTTATTGGCCACCCACGCGTGTACGTCGTCGCGCGTCAGACCAATCTCGGCCAGATAGCGCTCGTCGCGCTCATCGAAATCAGCCTTGTTGGCTACTTTCTTGATCCACTCGCTAGCCATGCCCACAGCGAACGAGCGCGTGAACTTTGTGAACCACTGGAGTCCGGTATAGTGGAAGAACATACTGGTGGCTTTCGCTCCTTTGGTGCCTACGAAGTTCATCTCACCGACGCCGATGAACGTGTTCTCCATAGCACGCGCAGTGACGATGCCCACCGTGCGGGCCAGCTCGTGGTACTCGCGCGAGACCATAGTCTTGTGCAGGGTGGTGAAGTACAGTCCGAGGTTATTGAACTCTTTGCTGCGGGTAGCCACGCCAGTGAAGTCGGTAAGCGACGTAAGTGTCGTGAACAGAAGCGTCGAGAACACAGTGATAACCATCGCTATCGAGTTAGCTGTGCGCCACGGCTTGCTCATATTCTCGCCAGTCTTGCCGAGGTTAGCCATGATGGCCTGATCGACGGCGCTGCGTTGTTCAGCTGGCACTTGGTCGAGCTCGTCAGCGATGTTCTTGTACCCGGCTGTGTAGCCTATGCCGCGGACCCTGTCGCCGTGCCCGTCCTGCACACCGCGCTTGTTGAACTCAACAATACGAGCCACGTAGTGCATGTACTTCCTGATAGTGACCTGCTGCGGCACGAGCCAGCCGTGCTGGTCACCGGGCCTCGCATTACGCAGAGTGTTCGTTGCCATATGAGCCCACGTGCGCTCCAGCGCCGGGTCCATACCGGGCGTGAGGCGTACGCGTTCGGTGGCGCGGTTCCAGAACTCTTTCAGCGCGTGCTTCTTCTCATTGGGTGTCGCTGTGTTCGGCACAGCGTCGATGATCGCGCCTTCGGGTGTGGCGGTGATAGGGCCGATCTCATTTTTGACTTGGTCGAACAGCTCATCAATCGTGAAGCCTGCGTTGTTCGCGGTGGCCTGCCGCAAGATCTTGTTGCGCATCTCTCCAATAGGACGACCTTCCGCCGAGATCAGGAACAGACGCGCTGCCCTGTTCTGCACGGTCGGTGCGGTCCACGTGGCTCCAGCGGCCAGCGCAGCGTTCTCTTCGTCGACCAGTCGGTTCTCCAAGAGCCGCTCAACGCGCACGATCGGATCAACCGTGTGTTGCGTCACGTAATCAATGAAGGCTTCCGCCTTGGCGACCGAAGTGATCTTGGGGTCGTTAGCCATGAGGAACGCGATGAACTCGTCGCGGTTCTCTTGGATCTTGTTCGTATCAAGCATACGACCGAAGCCGTGGTTCGCCCTGAAGCTGGCGTTCACGAGCTTGTAGTTCTTGCCGTTGATATACTGATGCATGTACGTTCTGTAGATTCTCTCAGACAGAGCGCGGATTCGTTTGGCCTCCGGCGTGGTCAGGTTCTGCGTAGCTATGGTCTCGTCGGCGGCTTCGTTCAAGATGTTGGTAACCCGATCCGTCTCCCATTCTTTGGGGTCGGTTCTGTCGTCGAAACCGAGAATATCGTCGACTTCATTGTTGTAGCGCGCCTCTGCCTCAAGACGCAGCTTGTGGATACCAGTGCCTTGGTTCGACTGCGACAACGTGCCGAAGATCTTGGCGATAGCTGTACCACCACGCGACGGTCTGCCGTCGACGAGCGGGCCGCTGCTATTGCGGCGCTCGCGCAGGAAGTCGTCGTTAGCCTTGAAAACACTGACAAAGTCCATGAGCCTAGGCATGACCGCGCCGCTCATCAGACGAGCAGTGGCCGCGCGTGTACGAGCCACGACACTGGCTGGCACCGCCGCAGCAACCGCAGTCGCCATCGTGTGCATGGACATATCGAACAGCTGCGGTGTCTCGCGGTTCTGCTCCCGGGCCTCTATGTTACGCTCGATGATTTCTTCCATCACTGTAGCGAACGTCTTGTCTTTCTTGAGACGCCCGCCGAGCATCTTGTTCACGGCGTTGTAGAAGTCGTTGAATGTCTTGGCCAGCCGCTTGAACAACGAGTCGTTGAAGTTGGAGACGGTCTTGGCGTGGTCGTACACATACGCCATGACTTGGTCAGAGAACCACTCTTCGAACGCGAAGTCCTGGTCTTTGGCGGTGTAGTCCTCCGGGCGCTGGTCCATCTTCTTCACGAACTGCTTGAATGCTTCGCGCAGCTGCTTCTGACGTTCTTTACCGATGACGTTCTTGTGGTATTCTTGGTGGAACACGATGTGGCCGATCTCGTGCATGAGCACAGAGGCGGTGTAAGCGTCGGGTTCTTCCAGAATCTTGCCGTCGAAGTTCTCTTGTTCGCGAAGCCCGGGATTGGCCTTGAGCGCCGCTTCCGACCAACGACTAGTGTTCGTCATGCTTTCCGGCAGTGTCGGGTTCGCTGTAGCGTCTCTGAGCACGATCACATACCGACCCTTACCGAACACGGCGGCTGGCACGTCCTTTTCGTCATCTCTGAGAGTTTTGATGGCGAGGAGCATGCTATCGCGGTCTGCTTCGAACTTACCATCTTCGCCTGCATACTCGTCTATATACTGTTCGAGGTGCTCCAGCGAGAACACATCGACGGGTCTGTCGAACTTGAACATACCGGATGCGATACCCAGCATGCGCTGTGTCAGCAGTCCGATGCTGCCATGCACACCGACGCCTACGTTATCCTTGTTAGCGGCGCGCTCCACGGCGTGCGTCTTCTTGTTGACGTACACCATCGCTGCGTTCGGAGGCGCGGGTCTGCCTTTCTGTTGCCTTGCAGTCTTGCTAGAGAAAACGGGTCTGCCTTTCTGTTCCGCTGCAGTCTTGCTAGAGAAACCGGGCGACGCTTCGTATCCCGCTTCCAGGACCAACCGGCTGAGGTTGGGGATGGTGCCGGTATCATATTCCATATCCATGGCTTTGTCGTACAGCCAGAACGTAGCCTTGTCATGGGCGGTGCCGTACTTATCGGTCTTGAACGAGGGGGACTGGTAGGTGCCCTTCGTTGTGCGCAGCACTCCCGACACCTTGCCGTCCTTGCCCTTCGTCATCTTGGCGGTCATGCCTGTGGGGAAGCTAAGCAGATCATACCCAGACTCAGCGCCAGCTGCGCGAGCAGCCCGCTCGTCATACATACGATTCTTCGCACTCTCGATCCGCGCTTCCTGTATTTCCGCGAGCTGCGGATCGAACACGCCCTGTTTCTTCAGTTCTTGTTCGGCTCGTTCGTCGCCCAACCCGGTCACTTCTTCTTTTATATCGTCGGGGGAGAAGACATCTATGTTCTTGTATATAACAGTATTGCCGAGCCCGGCGAGTTTCTCTTTTTCGTTTGCGGGGCGCGTTTCACTGCGCGCAGCCGCCACAAGCGCATCGAACTTACTGCGCGGGAATTCTTTATCGACTTGCGCGAGCGCACTGTCTTCCGACAGACCTTTTTTGCGCAGCTGCTTTTCGCGCAGGTTACGGTCGTCGAAGAACTTCCGCTCCGCGGCAAGACCGCGTTTGATAGCCTGCTTACGCGCTTTGGCGTCCGCCGTGTTCATATCCGAAGTACGCGGGTCGGCAGCAGACAGCACATCATACAGCGTGTACAACGTGCCGCTTTTGCCGCGCATAGCGACCTCACGGCTGGCTCTGTAGTGCACGCGCTTTGTCGCGACCGGCGCATTCTGCTCGGGCGAGGACTCGCGTTCCTCAGGAGGAATCTCTGTGAGGATTCGTCCCTCGCTGTCGAACCCGATGAACTTCTCCTGCTCGCCGCGAAGCCCGATGTGGAACTCCAGCGCGCCAGTGAGCGACAGCGCCTTGAGCATAGTGATAAGACCTTGCTTCGTGCGCTGCGACTCTGACAGGCCTTCGCCTACCAGACCCTGTTTGGTTTGCGCGTTCAGCTTCACGCCTGCCTGCGCGAGCACCTGCAGTCCGGGAGTTCCGGGGCCGGGTTTGCCTCCGAACTCTGGGTAGCCAGACAGCTTGATGAATTTGCCATCAGGTGTCTTAAGCCAGAAGAAGGTGCCTTTGCGTTCATCGAAACGCTTAGCCTTCTTGATGATATCTCTGACCGCCTTACGCTCAGCAATAGTCTCGCCCCACGTGTCGGCGTCGCGCTGCATTATCTGCAGCCGCCCTTCGCCAGTCTTCACGACTTCTAAGTCGGAGTCGGGGTTCGCTTCCTGGAGAGCAATCATCTTATCGAGCATCGAGTCAGACATTATGTCGACCACGTTATCGAGGCTCTCCGCCACGCCCTCTCCGGGCGCTATGGATTTGAGATAATCGAAGCGCTTCATAAAGTCGTGGTCACGCACAGCAGGGTCAGTCGCTGCGTACGATGCACCGATTGGTTCGCCTCGCTCAGCGTCAGCCTCCGCGAAGACGCGGTCCAGCTGCGTCTCGATGTCCGTCGTGTCGTCTTCTGTGTTCGTGTCGTCTTCCTCAGCCATGTCCACGTTCATGAAGCGCGGGGTCAGCTCTTCAACATCTACTGCTTCAGACACAGGCGGGATGAGCTTATCCAACAGTTCGTGGAGCTTCTTGTCCGAGCGTTCGGGGGAAAGAAGGCCCTCCATAAACGAAATGATGCGCTTGGCTGTATCAGAAAAGAACCTCGATAGCTGCTGCGCGAACGTAAGGCCGTCATAATCCACAGAAGTGGTGCTGAGTATATCTGTCTCTGTTATGCCGTAGCTCTGCAGCGCCCAGCTAGCAAACTGGTTGGCAAAATACTCCTGCGGGTCCCTGTGTTCATTACTCGCAGCGTTGTCTTCGGGGCTAGGGATATAGTGTTGTCGTGTGTCGTTGCGCTCCCGCAAAATATTAAACAGCTCTACTTTGTCTGCAGGCGTGAGTATGTTGGCGAACGCCCAGTATCCTAGTTGGTGTGCTAGGACAAAAACAGGGGGGCGTCCGACGCCGCCAACAGGTCGGCTCTCATTGCGGGACGTATACCCACGGTGCAGCACAACCTCGTTGCTCTCTACGTGGTACGTTCCGGCGGCTACTCGCCCGTCGCCGCGGTCTAGCCGCAGACCATACTCTTTGCCTATGTCTTCTACAACAGCGGGGAATACTTTCCCATTAGCCTCAGCCAGACGACCCAGCAGCGCCGTGGCAAACGCCCTCTCGGTAGGTGTGTAGTCTTTAGTTATCTTGGAAATAAACCTACTAGACGCTTCGGCAGACGCGCCGCCGCGCTGTACTTTGCTGCCCTGCATTCTTGCTATAACTTCCGCAGCGTCTACAGCGGCGTCGAGCGCCTGTTTTCCACGGGCGTCTTTTCTACCCGGCAGATTCCACGACACGGTGGAAAGTACCATGTACGCAAAATTGTCTAGCGCGAGCGCACTAATGCTACCTCTACGTTCTAATGCTTCTGCAATATCGTCGCGCATCCTCTGCGTCATTATCGGAGCGGTATCAGCTATGCTGCTGTGGTCCAGCATTGCGATAAGTACTTCAGCGTCGGCTCTGGTGAGTGGCACTTCAGTTGTGGCCGCGGCAGCTTCAGTTATAGCGGAAGGTGCCTGTTTCACGACTGCTGGCTTCGCGCCTTCCGGCACGGTGAACGTGGTGTTGCCACCAACGTCGAGTATCTCTCCCGAGCCTTTGATAACAGCATACATCTTGCCAGACAGAGACGCTGATTTGATGATGCCCTCGACCTCGTGCGTTTCTTCCGTAGTCTTATCATACAGACGCTGCTGGCTAACGTGCGGCGTTACCGGCTTGCCGGAGCTTGCGACATCGAGAGCACGTATGTCTTGGTGTCTCTTCTCTATGGCATTTTTAGCTTTTTGCGCGGAAGCGTTTGCGGCGTCGGCTTTCAGCGTATTGGCTTTAGCGGCTTCTTCCGCAGTCGTAGCTGTCGGCTGGGTCTTCGGCGCTCCCTTGGTGTAGACGCGCTGCGTCTTCTTCTTCACCACCTCAACGGGCTTGCTTCTGATAGCCTTGCCCGCTGTATCTTCCTCAGCTGCTTCTTTTGCAGCCGCCGCCGCGTCTTCTGTATCCATAATATTAAGGATAGAGCGCATCTCATTTCTGGCTTGCGTAATATCTACGGGCGGCGGTGTAAGGGTGTCTTCTCCCGCTGCGTCGTACACGACTTTAGGGATAGCGGCCTTCGTCGCGGTGGCTTTCTCGGCAACGGGCTTGCTTCTGATAGCCTCGCGCGCTGTATCTTCCTCAGCTGCTTCTTTTGCAGCCGCCGCTGCGTCTTCTGTATCCATAATATTAAGGATAGAGAGCATCTCATTTCTGGCTTGCGTAATATCTACGGGCGGCGGTGTAAGGGTGTCTTCTTTGGCGACTTTAGGGATAGCGGCCTTCGTCGCGGTGGCTTTCTCAGCTGCTTCTTTTGCAGCCGCCGCCGCGTCTTCTATATCCATACTTTTAAGGATAGAGAGCATCTCATTTCTGGCTTCCGTAATATCTACGGGCGGCGGTGTAAGGGTGTCTTCTTTGGCGACTTTAGGGATAGCGGCCTTCGTCGCGGTGGCTTTCTCAGCTGCTTCTTTTGCAGCCGCCGCTGCGTCTTCTATATCCATACTTTTAAGGATAGAGAGCATCTCATTTCTGGCTTGCGTAATATCTACGGGCGGCGGTGTAAGGGTGTCTTCTTTGGCGACTTGTTCCGCGCCAAGGCGCGACTGGCGCGACTCAAGGGCCACGTCAGCAGGAACAGGGTTATCCACACGATACCTAGGATTATTATTGACAATAAGGTCAGCAGCGTTTTTAGCTGCAGCCTGGCCTTGTTCATTAGTCAGCTCCTCATGCACAACCAGGCCTTTTAGATCAACAACCTGGACTGCGGTAGAGCCGTCAACTGGCTTCCCGGCGGAGAACCCCAGCGCGTGCTGCAATGAAACTTCGTCGGCACCGCTCGCGATCACCTGCTGCACAAGAGACATATCCGCGGATATGACCCGACCGCGCTTCGGTATGTCCGCGAAGTAGGCTTTCTTGCCGTCGACCTTGAACATACCGATACCGCCACTGTCTGTAGGCGGCGGGCCGAACTTCTGTTCAGCAGAAACCCACATGGCTTTCTTACCCGTGGTGGGGTCTAGAGTAGCATTCAACTGCGCGGTAAGCGTGGCCACGGATTCGGGGCTTGAGACGTTCTCCAGCGCGCGGTCGCTGACGCCGGTCAGTTCATTATCAACCTTAGTCGCAACGCGTGCGTCCGCGACCTTCTTGACAATAGCCGACGCTGCGTTGACCGCGCCAGCCAAGAGCGAGGCCATATTCGATGCGGGCGGTGTGCCGGGGGCAGGGGGAGGAGCACCGGGAGCAGTAGGAGCACCGGGAGCACCGGGAGCGCGAGTAGGGCTGGGTCTACCGCCTGCACGAGCAGGAATAGCTGCGGCCACGGCACCACCGGCACCACCAAAGGCACCGCCACCGAAGAACGCCGCGAACGCACTCTGCGCGAGACGCATCTGCACTTCTTCATCCGCGTACTGTGGGTCTACCTCTTTGCGCTGTATAATCAGTCCGGCTTCTTGGCCGACCTCTGATGCTGTCCCAAGCAGTCCCGATACCAGAGCCGTTTTGCCAACCTTGAAAGCGTAATCTTTCAGGAGACTCTTGCCAGCCACACGCGCGGTTTTCTCCAACGCGAGCGTCTTGAGCGCGAGCAAGATAGCACCCTCGCCACCAACACCGATAGCCGCCAGTGGCACACCGATAGCAGCCGACTGCAGCGCGCGTTCGCGTGTCAGTGGTACTCCGGCCTCGTCGAACTCTGCGAAACTCTCGCCAGACATAGGCACATATTCAGACCCGAACGCGCCTGCGACAGCACCGACTTTGAAAGCAGGCGCTCGACGTATCATACCATACAGACCAGTCGCCACGGCTTCTTCAGCCGTGGTCAGCGCCCCGGCCCTGAGCGCCGCCCGCGCCGCGGTCTTGGCTGCCGCTGTCTCAGCGGACTTAACCGCTTGCTCCAGCGCCATCACACGGATCCGCTTCTTGACAATATCTTTCACGAGCTGGTTGGTGATCGTGCCTAGCGCGGCCTCTCCGCTCAGCTTCGCTACGGCAGCAACACCACCTGTTGCAAGTGTAGACGCGATAGCGACGAGAACTGAAGGCGTGATCTGTCCAACAGACGACACGGCCTGCTCGATGAACCCGCCGAATGACGGGGCGTTCATGAACTGTTCGAAGTTCTGCATGCCCTCTGTGGCATGTGCGCCGAGAGCTTCTTGTTTACGCGCGGCTTCTATGCGCCGTTGCGCGGAGCGATCTTTGCCCACGATGGTATCGACCATAGCACCGAAGTACTCGGCGTCGGCGTTCATGCCATGGACACCACTCGTCACGCCAGCCCCGAATACTTCCCCTATGTTGCCCGGCGCGGTTTTAACATACGGGGTGGGGCGTACCTGCTTAACCATCGACGCAATCAGAGGCGTGGTGTCGCGATACGCCGCGAAACCCTGCATGATCGAAGTATCTCTGTTTGCTTTAGGAGCGGTGGTGCCGCTGAGTATACCGTCCACGTAAGACGTATCTACTCCGGTGGCTGCCGGAGCAGCCAGACTAGACTTTTTTCCAGGTAGCGTGCCAGTTGGTCCCTCTAATTTGGTGTACTTGGCAGACCACTTGTTGGCGAGGTCACCGGCAGTGGCGTTCTCGTCGACGCCATTCAGCAGTGCCTGTTGTCTACCGACAACGTCCACCGCTTTGCGAGAGGGGTTGCGTAGGAGTTTGGCTGCGCCGCCGCCGCCCTGCTGGTGCGCGAGATACAGGTCCGAGCCCGTGGGTTCACGGCCTATTTTCTCGCGGAGATACGCTTGGTTCCGTGTGGCTACCTTCGCCGCGCCTAGCGCCGCCTTGTAGGGGTCGAACCTGTCTGCTTCGGTCGGCGTGTCGTAGTCAGCGCCGAACTGTTCCATGATCTGCCACGGGCCGCGCGCAGACGACTTGGGGTTTACCACATTCGTGCCGAATGCGCTCTCGATGTGAGCCGAGTTACGCAGGAAGTCTTTGGGTAGATTCGGGTACGCCTTCTCGGCGGCATTGATAGCCGCGTCCATGTCTTTCGCCGACACGCCTTTTGAGTAGTCTTTTTTAGCGTCAGTCATGCAGGGCTCCGGTCGGGGCTGCTCTAGTCGAAGGCTTCGTTTTTCTCTATGAGCTCAGCGACCCGTTTGGCAATAGCTTCGTCCGTCACTTGGACGCCCTCTTTGTCTAGCTCGTTTGCCGCCGTTTGACTATAGTAAATCTCCTTAAATTTACTCATCGCATCAGTACCAATAAGGGGTGCGAGCTGGTTCGCAGTCAGCACTGTCTGTGATGTGGAGCCGCCTTTAGTCATACGCAGGCGTATCTTTTTGATAGCGCCGGTATCTTTGTTAAGCTCCACATCAAAATTGTCTTCGAGGTGACCCATGCCAACTTGAGCAGGATCGCGGAAAAAGTTGACCAGGAATTTGGGGTCCAAGAACCCGGGCTGCGCGCCTTTAGTGGCGTAGCTACCGAGCATAAGTGTGAAGCCCTGCAACCACGTCGCGCGTGCTGCTTTGCCTTGAGACGACGACGGCGGTGCCAGAAGTTTGGTCTGCATACCGGCCCACGTAGAGATAGCTTCGGGGGAGGGTCCTTTACTAGCGAACTCCCCGGTATTTTCTCTGAGAACACCCAGCATGATCTTACTAACATCCTTGGCTGCGTCTCCGTACGCAGCGCCGTCTTCCTGGCCCTGGTCCTTCACCACCTTCGCCACGTTCAGGTTGTAGTTACGTATGGACTCCTCGCGGTTGACTGCGTCTCTGTTTTCGGTGAGCTGCGAGTTTCTTTCTGCAGTATTGGCATTAGTGGCCTGGATAGCCAGAGCCGCGTCTGCGACGCGGGTAGCCTGCGCAGACGCGGCCACATCTCCTGTCTGGGCGAGGTTGACAACTTTCTGGAACACGTCCAACCGCTTGTCCATGTCCATGCTGGGGTCCGTGCTAGCCAGCGTCATCCCCATCTTGTAGATGTCGGCGGTAGGCATCTTGCCAATATCCTCAAAGGTCTTGACGCCAGCCGCGCGTGCGCGCTCTGCGAGATCGAGTTGTTCCTTTGCGCTGGGGATACCTTCGATCTCGCCTTTCAAGGCTGCACGCAGGTTATCGGGCGTGAGCTCGAACT